TGCCGAAACGCACACCGAAGCGCTGCGCGATATACGCGGCGATGTCGAAAGCGGAATCGTTCAGGAGCTCGTTGCTGACCTTGACCATGCAGCCCAGCTTGTACGCGGAGAGCGTCTCCTGGGCGAAGGTCATATCAGACTCCTGAATGGCAGCGCCTTCCTCGATCCACGACGCGGAACCAGTGTCGGTCGCCAGCGGGATGATGCGGGAGCCGGAGTTGGTGTGAATGGTGTGAGCCAGGGTACGGAAGATGTTATTCTCCTCCAGACCCTGAATGAGCTGACGCTCAAACTCGTCGGGGACGGTATAGCCGCCGTTCTGGTCAACGCCGACAGACAGAGCGTCCCGGACTTCCGGGGAGCTGTGGCCGCGCATCATGTTCCAGAAGGCTTCACCGTACTCGGCGGTAGCGGTCGGACTCACATTCGCCTTACGGCCGGGCTTGGGATCAGCGTGCACGGGAGCGGAGGTGGCAGCGGAGAGCTTGGCGTCCATCTCCATCTGGTCCTCCAGACGGGCGATCTCGTCACCGAGCGCCTTGACGTCGGAGGCCATCTTGTTGTACTGCTCGACAGCGGAAGCCTCTACGAGACCGTTGGCGTCGCGGTGCTCTTCCAGAAAAGCCTTGGTCTGCTCCCACAGGGTATTGCGCTTGTTGCGAAGTTCGATGATCTTACTCATGATCTTTTTCCTCCATAAAAAAGTTTTGCCGGAGCCCTCAACGGAGGAACTCCAGCTGGTCAATAAGGATTTGGAAGGGTACGGCCCCATCCTCGGTCTTGCCGTCCATACCGATCGTGGGAGCGGGCGGCTGCTCCTCTATACCCAGACGATTCAGAATCGCCCGGTCCATCACTCTTGTGGAAAAGAGCTGCGCGTCTACCGAAACAGCATCTTTGCTTTCTGGTTCCTCCGCATCAGGTTCTTTTCCTTCGTACAGTACTTCATCGGCAAAACCCAGCTCGACAGCCTTTTTGGCATTGAGCCAGGTTTCCTCGCTCATGAGATCGGCGATCTTACTTCGCCGCAGACCGCTCTTGGCGGCATAGGCGTTTACGATTGCTTCTTTTACCTCATTGAGCGCGGCGATGGCCTTTTCCATGTCGCGGGCATTGCCCATCGCAATGGTCGACGGATCATGGACCATGAGGAGTGCCGTCGGGGACATCTGGACCGTGTCTCCGGCCATAGCCACCACAGAAGCAGCGGAGGCGGCAAGGGACGCGATCTTCACCGTGACCTTCCCGGCGTAATCTCTCAGCATGGTATAGATCTCGGCGGCAGCAAAGACATTCCCGCCGGGCGAATTGATCCAGACAGTGACGTCGCCGTCTTCGGCTTCGAGGTCCTCGCGGAACATGGCCGGAGTGATCTCATCGCCCCAGAAGTTCTCACTGTCGATAGGACCCTCCAGCCGGAGGATGCGGCCCCCGCCGTCGTCATGAATCCAGTTCCAGAATTTCTTCATTTCTTCCTCCTTGTATCTTCCGCGGCGGGATCAGCCTTGACCTGCTTTCCGGCATCCTGCAGCTTGACGTAGCCGCCGTTGAGGTAGTAATCATCTCCGCCTTTCTCGGCGGGGATCAGGTTCATGTTCTCCAAACGTCGGATGTCGTTGGGAGACAGAAAACCGTTGCTGATGCCCGTGGCGTAGCCCTGCATGCGGGAGGCATAGTCGCCGCGGAGCAGACCGTCCACATTGAACTTCGGGAAATACTGATCCTGCTCCGCCTCCAGCAGCAGGTCCTTCATGATTGCCTGCTCGAAACGCACCAGCCAGGGTGTCAACGTATGGACCACGAAATCAATGCTCTGGTGCTCGATGTTCGAGAAGGTGGCGTGCTCCAGATCCTGCACCATGTGCGGCGGTACCCGGAAGATACGGCAGATCTCGTTCACGCCGAACTGGCGCGTGGAGAGGAACTGGCTGTCCTCCGGCGGCAGAGAGATGGCCTTGTAGGACATGCCCTCTTCCAGCACCGCAACCTTATGGGCGTTGTTGGGACCGCCATAAACATCGGACCAGTTTTCACGGATCTTCTCCGGGTTTTTCAGTACGCCGGGATGTTCCAGAACACCGCTCGGCTGTGCGCCATTCTTAAAGAAGGCGCTGCCGTATTTCTCCACAGCCAGCGTGGTGCCGAGACTGTTTTTCATCATGGCGATCGGAGAGAAGCCGACCAGGCCATTGAAGCCGAGACCGGGGATGTGGAAGATCTCGTCTCTGCGGAAGTAGATATCCTTGTTCTGCTCTCCGGGCACCTCGTCGGTGTAAGCGTGGTAGATGTAATAGATCTGCCCCTTCTCATCACGATCCGGCTCCACGTTCTCCGGCAGCAGCGGGTACAGCGCCATGATGTTGTTCCGGCCGTCCCGGATGATCTGGGCGTAAGCATTGCCCCAGAGGAGCAGGTGCGTCATCATGGTTTCCCGGAAGGAGAAGCTCGTCATCTCCGGATTGGGCTGCCGGTAGAGAAGTTTGTACAGAGGATGGTCCTTGGCCCGCTCTTTATCCTTTTCCGCTTCATCGGAGAAGCGGTACAGATGCAGCGGGAGCCCGGCCACCGTCTCGGCCAGCAGTCGGACGCAGGCATAGACCGTGGCAATCTGCATGGCGGACTTTTCATCTACCTTCTCGCCGGAGTCCGCTTTGCCGAAAACAAAGGTCTGCCCGGAATCCCGGACGCTGTCCGTCACCTGGGGAGCGTCTCTCGCGCTGATACCGAGCCAGTCAAGAAATCCCATAGTCATTCCTCCAAAAAAGAAAGGACCTCCCGGTCAGCCGGGAAGCCCTCGCGCACTTTTTCATGATATAAGCATAGCACAGTTTCCAAGGGAGATTTTCTCCGCTTTTGGACATCAGAAGACCATCAGCCCACGCTCATCATAGACGCTGCCGGTGTTTTCATGCCGGATGCAGCGGTCCAGCGCCATGATCGCAGCCACAATGCCGTCGATCTTCTCCGGGCTCTTAGCTTTGGTGCATTTGATGTTCCCGGCGGGATCGGTGTCCACCACGACGTTCCCGCTCATCCAGCGCATGACAGGATTGCCGCCATGCACGATGCGGCCTTCCATCAGCAGTTTATAGAACTCCTTCGTCGGAGGGGACATGTCCTTATAACCCTGACCGAAAGGCACGACGGTAAAGCCCATGCCCTCCAGATCCTGCGTCATCTGCACCGCACCCCATCGGTCGAAAGCGATCTCAAGAATATGGTACTGCGTGCCCAGGTCCTCGATAAACTTCTCGATGAAATCGTAGTGGATCACGTTGCCCTCGGTGGCATTCAGGTAGCCCTGCTTATACCAGACATCGTATGGAACCGAGGCCCGGCGCACGCGGAGCGGGATCGTGTCCTCCGGAATCCAGAAGAACGGCAGCATGATGTATTTCTCTGTCTCATCACGCGGCGGGAACATGAGTACGAAAGCGGTGATGTCGCCGGTGCTGGAGAGGTCCAGCCCGCCATAACAGTCGCGGCCCTTCAGCGCCTCCATGTCGATCGGGACATTGCCCAGATCGTATACCTGCTCCGGGATGAAGCGGGTCAGGGACGATACCCACATGTTAAGCCGGAGCTGCTTGAATACATTCTCCTCGGCGGGGTTATCGATTGCCTCCTGAAACATCTCCCGGACACGTTCGATCTGGATCGTCTGCCCGAGGGACGGATTGGCCTTGTACCAGTTTCGCTCATCGGTCCAGTCCTCATCATCGGCAAGCCCGTACACGACCGGATAAAACGTGTGGTCGATCTTCCTGCCCGCCATGATATCCAGCGCTTTCATATGGAGCTCGTAGCAGATGCTTTCCTTATCCGTGCCCGCGGTCGTGATCAGGAAGTAGAGCGGCTGTTCCCGGGCATCGCCGGAGCCCTTGGTCAGAACATCGTACAGCTTCCGGTTGGGCTGCGCATGGACCTCGTCAAACACCAGCCCGGAGACGTTCAGGCCGTGCTTGGTTCCAACCTCTGCGGACAGCACCTGATAAAACCCCGCATTGCTGTAGTTCACGATCCGCTTGGTGGCGGCGGCCACCTTGGAGCGCTTATACAGCGCCGGGGCCTTCTCCACCATACGTCGGGCCACATCGAAAACGATAGACGCCTGCTGCCGATCGGCCGCAGCGCCGTACACTTCAGCGGCGGGCTCGTTGTCGCCATAGAGCAGGTATAGAGCAACCGCGGCAGCCAGCTCGGACTTTCCGTTTTTCTTCCCGATCTCCACATAGGCAGTACGGAACTGCCGATGACCCTTCTGATCCACGATGCCGAAAATGTCCCGGATGATCTGCTCCTGCCAAGGCAATAGCCAGAACGGTTTCCCGTCCCATTTGCCCTTGGTGTGTTTCAGGTTCTCAATAAAAGTGACGGCCCGATCCGCTTTCGCCTTATCATAATGAGAAGTCGGAAGCATGAATCGGGTCGGTTCATAATTGGTGAGTTTCGGATAATCCGCAGGCCGCACTCTGGCCATTAGCCGTCACCTCCCAGCAGCGCCTCGAGCTCATCCTCGGAACCGCTGCCGGTGGTATCTGCAATGATGCGGGAGCGGGATGCAGGCGTCAGACCGAACTGCTCCGCAAAGCGGTTCATGACCTTCAGGTACGTCTGCGCGATGGAGACCTGCGGCACCTGCTGCCAGTAGCCGGATGGCGTTTTCACGATCGTGCCGTGCTGGGTGATGAATTCCTCTGCCTCTTTCCAGCGGGCATAGGCTTGGCAGTAACCGGCAAAAGCCGCCATGTCCACTTCCGTCAGGACACCCATCATCTCCATCTTCTTGGAGAGCCGACGCCATTCCTTTTTGGCCTCGGCTTCCAGCCACTTCGGACAGGAGGGTGCCTTCTTCACCGGCTTGGGCTCCTTGTCATTCAGTTTTCTCTTGCCCGGATTGCCTTCCAGTTCTTTGATCGCGGTAGGCGTGGGCTTTCTTCCGCGAGTAGCCATGTGTCATTCCTCCTTCCTCAAGGCATGAAAAAAGCAGGCTCCGTGCCTGCGTCATAACGAGGAACACAGCCTCCCGGCTGCATTCCCGCGGTGTTCAGTTTTCGCTCAGCCCTTTCCGACGTCCGCCTCGACCTTCTTCGCCCGATCCAGCGCCTGCCGGAGCAGTCCCCGGATCTCCTTCATGAACTCAACGTCATCGGCGGTCGCGCCGACCGGATCGTACCGGATGCTCTCGAGCGTGCTGAAAAGCTCCGATGCCAGGGAATCCGCATCGTCTGTCAAGGTGTACAGGGTTTCTTCGATCTGGTTCATGTTCAGTCCTCCGTGTGCGCCATCGCCCATGCGATCGCGTGGCCGTCGTCTTCAAAGGCAACCTCGCTGGCGGTTCTCAGCCCGATGATGCCTTCGCAGGAAAGGTCGTCGTCCAGATGCTCGTAAACCGCGCCGAAGTAGCAGGGCTTGCCTTTGCCGGTGTAGTAATGCCCGGCGAGGAGCACCTTGTCTCCAAAGTTCAGGACCTTGCTCCAGCGGCATTCGAGGTCTTCCGGGGTGCTGGGATTCGGAAGCCGGTAGGTTCTCATCGCGTCGTTGATCGTCATTGTCGTGTCCTCCGTATGTGTGTTTTCCCTTTCGGGTACTGTATATATCACTCTAAACGGAGATAATAGCAAGATAATTCTGCGCCATAATATGTACAAATAATCCGCGCCGGAATTGGGCACATTATGACGAGAAACACAGCCCTTTCAGGCTGCGTCCCCGGCGGCGGTGCTGGCCCTTATCTCAGGGCTGCGGCAAAGAGCTCTTTCTCTTCCCGGGTGTAAAGCTCGGTCCAGGGATGCTCTTCACCGTGCAGGTCGTAGGTCAGGCCGTAGATGTAAATGATCCGCTCCTTCTCGTCGTACATCCGGCTGTCGACTCTCACGCTGGCGGGGTGGAATCCGAGGCTTGTGTAATGCTCGTGAAGGGCCTGCTTGTATTCGTGGCTGCCGTCCGTCCGGATCGTCAGGGTGGTTCCGTAGCCGAGGGTGAATCCCTTCAGGCTCCTGCGGATGTAGTTGAATTCGTTTCTCTCGCTGCGCTTCATGTTTTTATCCTCCGTTCGTTTTTGTACTGTATATATCACTCTGAACGGCAGATATATCAAGACAATTCTGCACCATAATGTGCACAAATAATCCAGGCTGGAACTGTACACATTATGAACGACCAACAGAGCCCGTAGGCTCCGTGGTGGGGCGGGTTTTGCCGGTGCTCAGTTCAGGCTGAAGCGGATGCCCTGCACCTCGTAGGGTTCTTCATCGCCCCAGCGGGTCTCCTGCCGGGTGATGGTGCAAAGGCCCATCATCGTGCAGCCCTCGGCGGCGAAGGCGTGCAGGTTTTCCATGACCGCCGTGCTCTGGTTGGTGTAGACAAAGGTCTCGATCCCGGCGCTGCGGAGCGCCTCGACGAAGTCGCGGACTTCCTTTTCCCAAAGGAAATCGTCCATCTCCAGCTCGGCCTCCTTGCGGCTGATGCTGCTGGCCCAGGCGCGGTAGGCTTTGCAGGCTCCCTGCTCAAAGGGGAACTTGGCGGCCTGATCCTCGGCGTACCAGGCGCGGAGCTCGTCACTGTCCCAGCCGCGGGTGTCGATGATCTGCTGCTTGCGGGCTTGACGCTCGACGCGGGCGGCCTCGTACTCGTGGCCGATGCGCTTGAGGTTCTCGAAGTAGGTGTTGTTGGTAAGCATGGTGGGTACCTCCGTATGTGTGTTTTCCCCTTGGGGTACTGTATATATCACTCTAATCCGGAGATATATCAAGTTAATTCGGAGGCATAATGTGCACAAATATGTGCCGCCGGAATTGTCCAGTATACGACCAAAAGAGCCGTCCGGCTCTCTTGGCTGCGAGGCTCATTCTGCCTCGCCGGTCAGGATAAAGTGTACATATTCGCTGCGGTGTTCCTCTATGTAGCAGACCAGTTCGTAGTAATCCCGGTCATAAGCAAGGCGCTGGACCATGTTCAGATCAAACATGTTCGTCAGGCCGGTGTCTCGGATGGCGAGGATTTGCTCCCGGATGGTCTCAGTCATTGTCAATCCTCCTGCACGCGTCTTCGCCGTAGG